GAGCAGAAACATAAGTACTACATTCCCGAACCATAACAAGGAACTCACATGCCATATGATTTGAGCAATGTGAGCCATAATCAATACTTGGAAGATCTCACGGATATTCTGTGTTCTAAAACTCAGAATACAGACCGTGCATTCTTCCATGCGATTATTGCTCAATTCTTCGGTAAGGTTGCCTCGAATATGAGAGTAACCGTAGAGACTAAGGACCGAGGCTCTATACCTGTAAATATTTACTCCCTTTGTCTTTCTCCATCAGGAACAGGTAAAGGGTATTCAGTAAACATTCTTGAGAATGAGATACTTAACACATTCAGAGATAGATTTGTTGAAGAAACAATGCCTACTGTTGCCGATGACCGTATGTGGTCTATGGCTAATGACCGTGCAGCTAAAGATGGTACTGACCCAGAAGAAGAAAAAGAAAAGTTACTTAAGCAGTATGAATCCTGTGGTGAGTACCCATTTACTTTTGATAGTGGAACAGTACCAGCACTCAAACAACTAAGAGACAAACTACTGTTAGGTGGTTCTGGTGCTATCTCTTTTGCTGTTGATGAGATTGGTTCAAACCTAATTAATAGTACTGAGCTTCTCACTACCTACCTTGAGTTATATGACCAAGGTCAGGTAAAGATGAAACTGGTAAAAAACACTGTCGAGAATAAGAGGTCCAAAGAACTACAAGGAAAAACACCAGCTAATATGCTCCTGTTTGGTACCCCTTCTAGTTTACTAGATGGCCATACTACAGAAGCTACTTTCTATGATTTCCTTGAAGCTGGATATGCTCGTAGGTGCTTATTTGCTTGGGGTAATCCATCACAGAAAGCGTACAATTCTATGACCCCTGAGGAGGCGTTTAAGCAGTTATCTTCTGCATCTAATAATGCGACCTTAACTAAGTGGCAGGACTTCTTCTACAGACTGGCAGACCCTGTAAACTTCGGTTTTAAGGTTGATATGCCTGATGCTGTCTCCATTGAGCTTATTAAATATAAGTTTGCCTGTGAGAAGATGGCTGATGAAATGCCAGACCACATGTCAATTGCTAAGTCTGAGATTTCCCATAGATACTTCAAGGCAACAAAGATAGCAGGTGCATTTGCTTACTTGGATCTAAATCCAGAAGTAACAATGGACCACTTACAACAGGCTATTAAACTTGTTGAAGAATCAGGAGAATCCTTTGATTCAATTTTAACCCGTGAGAAATCATATGTTAAATTAGCAAAGTACATCGCTTCGACAGAAACAGATGTAACACACGCAGATCTACATGAAGCACTACCATTCTATAAGAGTGGAAATGCATTCAGAAATGAGATAATGACTCTTGCTACAGCATGGGGATATAAGAACCATGTGATTATCAAGAAGACTTTTATTGATGGTATTGAGTTCTTCAGTGGTGAAACACTTAAAGAAACAGACATGGATAAAATCATTGTCTCCTACTCAGATCACCAAGCGTATAACTATACCAATGACACAGCACCCTTTGTTGATTTGGATAAGTTAGTTACAGCTCCTAATTTCCACTTCCTGAATCACCACCTGAAGAATAACCATCGAACCAAAGAGAATGTAATGGGTGGATTCAACATGTTGGTATTTGATGTGGATGGTTCTGTAAATATAGATACTGCTTTGGCTATGCTGGATGAGTACACCTATCTGGTATACACGACCAAAAGCCATACTACAGATGAGAGCCGATTCCGTATTGTATTCCCTACAAACTATGTATTGGAATTAAACGATACAGAGTATCAGGAGTTCATTAACTCTATTTTAGCTTGGTTACCGTTTGAGGCAGATGATGCATCGAACCAGAAGAGTAGAAAGTGGAGGGCTAACGACCAAGCACAGGTATATAAGAATGAGGGTAAAGTCTTTGACGTATTACCATTTATTCCTAAGACCTCAAGAAACGAAGACCATAATAAAGAGCAAACTAGCTTAGAGAGTATGTCTAATCTAGAGCGTTGGTTTGCTCAACGAATTGCAGTAGGTAATAGAAACAAGAACATTCTTAAGTATGCTATGGCTCTTGTGGATAGTGGTATGTCCTATAGTGATGTAGAGGATAATGTAATTAGATTTAACTCCTCACTGAACACAGGCTTAACACAACAAGAACTAGAGAATACTATCTTTGTTACAGTAGCTAAGAGGTACACAGCTTGAGTGATATAGACACAAGTAATACACAGTTACTCTTAATTGCTGGTGAATCTACCACAGGTAAATCAGCCAGTTTAATGAACATCCGTGACCAAGAGGATTGGTTGTATTTGGGCACAGAGGCAGGGAAACGATTGCCCTTTGCTAACAAGTTCCAAGAGCATAAAATCACAGACCCATATCAGGTGCATGAAGCATTTGAATATGGTATCCAAACCCCTGAAATTAAAGGAATCATTGTAGATTCACTAACCTTCCTGATGGATATGTTGGAGAGCCAATATATTCTCACTGCTGCAGACACACGTTCTGCATGGGGAGAGTATCAACAGTTCTTTAAACACATGATGCAGGTACTTGTTCCTACATTTAATCGTCCTGTGATCTTTACAGCACATACCCGTAGTGACTATGATGAGTCCACCATGCGTATGTCTACTGCAGTACCCATCAAAGGGGCACTCAAAGGAACAGGCGTTGAAGCCTATTTCAGTACGACAGTATCTACAAAAATCATGTCACTAAAAGAGCTTGAACCATACAAAAGTGACATGTTAACAATCACAGAAGATGACAAGTTAATTGATGTGAAGAACGTGTTCCAGACCCGGCATACTAAGAAAACTACAGGTGAACGTATTCGCTCCCCTATTGGCTTTTTTGGTGTTAATGAAACATACACAAACAACGATGCACAAATGATCTTAGATCACTTAAATAAACTGTATAACGGAGAGAAATAATGAGCTTATTTGGTAATGTTGATACACAGGGTATGGTAGAACAGGAAGATCGTTTAGGTGGTGGTTTCTCCACATACGAGACTGACGTATACCCAGCCACAATCAAAATGGCTTATGTGAGTGCCTCTAAAGGTGGTGCTCAATTCGTAAGTTTTGAATTTGATTTAGGTGAAGGCCGTACCTACAAAGAAGACATTTATGTCACTAACTCTAAAGGTCAGGCGTACTTTGTAAAAGATGGTAAAAATATCCCACTACCGGGATTCACCCATGTAAATAACATCTGCATTATGGCTACAGAGAAAGGCATGGTAGAACAAGCACATGATCTGAAGATGGTTCAGATTTGGGACTTTGAATCTTCTAAAATGATTCCACGTGAGATGCCTGTGTTGGTTGACCTTATTGGTCAACAGATCTTACTTGCTATCCAACAAGTACGTGAAAACAAACAAGAGAAGACAGGTGAGAAATGGCCAGATGGTCGTGATAAATATGCTCCAGTAAACGAAGAGCGTATTATCAATAACATTGTTGCTGTATTCCACAGTGAGTACTTTGTAACTGTCCTAGAAGCTCAGAATGAGAAAGAACCAGAGTTTATGGACAAGTGGTTAGAAAAGAATAAAGGTGTCACCTATGATAAGTACAAAGAAGTTAAAGCAAAAGCAGGTGTAGCTCGTACATCAGGTACTGCATCCTCTGCTGATGCTCCAGCCCGTAAAAGCATGTTTGCTAAGAAAGGCTAATGATTAACGTAGAGGTTCCAACATACCTCTTAATGGGAAAGAGGAATCCTAAAAAGGTTCCTCTTAACCTTAATCACTATAGAAACGCACATCCACAGATACTGAATAATATGAAGAAGTTATTCAAAGAGTCAGTATCTGGGGATTTGAAACAATACCCCCAAGCAACTGTACCTGTAAAAATAACCTATACTCTTCACCTTGCCTCCAGACATAAAACAGACATATCCAACATACTATCCATTGTGGATAAGTATTTCTGTGATGCCTTGGTTGAGCTTGGTGTACTTGAAGATGATAACTATCTTTTCGTACCAGAGATTACATTTAGGTTTGGTTCAGTAGATAAAGATAATCCTCGTGCAGAGGTCAAAGTAGAGGCATACGATGCAAGTAACGATTACACAAACTGAAATTGAAAGTGCTATTCTTGAGTACATGAACAAACGTATCAGCATCAGTGCTGACTCTGAGGTATCTGTAGATATTAAATCTACCCGTGGTGCTGATGGCTTCACAGCTATCATCGACATCATTGATAACCTTGAAGATCATGCTGCTTTAATTGAACGTGAGAAACAACGCCGAACCAAAGTGAAAGAGGAGGAACTTGCAGAAGCAGGTCGATTTCTCAAAGAAGTTAAAGAATCCACAAGTACTGCCGGAAAAGAAAAAGAAGAAGTTGTTGCCGAAAGCTCATCAAGCAATGATGTTGAACCAGCAAAAGAAGAAACAGTTGATGCGAAAGAATCAATCCCAAAACCAAAGAAGCCTGCGAGTATCTTTGGGAATGTGACTAAAGCCTGATGTTCATAATAGGCTTTGCAGTCCTATTGTGGGTTATCTATTTAATTGAAAAAGGAATAAACAAAGATGAGCGTAAACGTAAATAAAGCAGTGCAGGCTGCTAACACTGTTCTTCTGAACCAGTTAACTGAATTGGTAGATGAGCTTGTAGCATACGATGCAGTTGGTAGCAAGAATGCTACCCAAGCTAGACGTATCCGTAAGGCTACGTTGAACCTTGAGAAACAATTCAAGCCATACCGTAAACTTAGTGTGTCTGCACACACAAAAGTAGCAGCAGAGTAAAATAAAAGCCCTCTTAATTGAGGGCTTTTTTTATATTAACTAAAGGTTATTTTATGAAAAAGTATGAAGGAAAGAAACAAATTTTAGCAACACCAATGAGCCGACTGGAGTACAACGAATACCGTGGATGGCAGTTGCCAGAAAATGAGAATGGGTCGGACGAGGGGTTTCTAGTTGAGTATATAGATGGTGGCGAAGCCAATCACCCAGATCATGCAGGGTACATTAGTTGGTCACCAAAGGTTGTTTTTGAAAATGCGTATAACCCTATTGATACGTATGCTCAACGTATTCAACTAGAGTATGAGGAACTGTCGCAAAAAATCACTAAGTTACAGGTGTTTCTGGAGTCTGATGATTTCCCTAAATTAGAATATGAAAATCAGCGTTTACTTCAAAAACAATATACTCATATGAATGAGTATTTAATTATACTCTATACCCGTATGCGGAGAAGTTTAGTTTAATAATAAAGCCCCCAAATAAGGGGGCTTTTTTTATTCCTTAGTGCATCAAGTTATACAGTGGGTGTAATCTATAAGATTCCATTCCCATTGAAGGTCCCACTGAATAAGGTATGGAACCATCCAATAGTTTATATACCACGTTACTATCTAGAGCTATTTCCAACTCACCCATAGGAGTTTGCGTAGGTACACCATGCATTGCTGCAATAGCATGTAATGGATTTTCTCTAATCATGCTTAAGGCAATCTTCAAAGACCTGACCTTAAAGTTAAAGAACCATAGAATACCAAGACCCTCTAGTGATCCTCTCACCCTACCCGGCAAGTAGTCATAGTTAATAAACTCTTCCTTGATAGCACCTAAAGCACTCTCTTTCGATTTACCCTGTCTAGTAACAATGTCATCGTACAGGATGGCCTTAGCAACAAAGTCACCATAGTCCACAGACTTCTGTAAGAACTGATAGACAGCAGTGTCTCTAGAGATAATCACGTTACGTGCTACTGTTTGGGCTGGACCACTCAACCTATTTAGACCACCCTCAATATACTCAGCAACTTTACCACTGTGTAATTCAGAGGATTCCTGATCCACAGAAGCACTAACAATAGATGTAAACTCCCCTGCTTGGATTAAAGGAGCAATAGTCATACGGCTATTAGATTCCTGTAGTGAGTCCCTTTCAGCCTTTAATTTCACAATTTTATATGGTGAATTAGATGCTGCTAATAGCTCAGACTCAATCTCAATCATCCGTTTAGTGTTACTAACATACTGCTCAATTTCAATAATCTTAGCTGGTATTTTAGCTAGACTAGCTAGTGGAACACCCCGTGCTATTAAGTGAACGATATTAGATAAAGCATTGATAGCAGGAACCACAACAGATTTAACTACAATAAGTTGTTTAGCATCTGCTACAAACCCCCTCCAAGCATCCTCACCACGTACTAAATGCTTATATGCATTCTTACCAATAGTGGCTTCTAGAGCAGTAACAATAGCTTTGTTGGTCTTCTTATCTAAGTTAGTAGTACCATCAAAGAAAGAAGCAAAACCTAATTGTCTATACCCTACTACGTTAGTAAGCATATCCTTTTTAACCATCATTCTTCCGTAAGTACTCTTAGCATAGTCTTTAGCTTCTTGGCTCAGGATTCCCACAGCATCTTTTAGTACTTTATCATTCTCATACGAAGAGCTATCAAGGATATCAATGAACTGACTACTATCTTTTACTTCAACGTAATTGGCCTCCAACTCGTCCACTACAGACCTATTGACTGTACTAGCTATTGCCTCCTCCATTTGCCTACCACGTTGAACACCGAGCATCTCAGAGAGGTTCTCATTTTTAGATATATCCTCCATCATACTTGGATCAATCATACGTTCGTAACCGTAAATAACACCCTCGTTTGAATATAGAGGTACTATTCCATACTTAGCATTATCATTACGGATTCTAGCTTTTAGAAGTAGTGCTTCACTTGGATCAAGATTCATGTGCTTATCAGTGAAGTTAACAGAAGACCTACCTGTAGCAGAATCAATACCGTTATTACTTCTAATAGCATTCTGAATAATACCTTGAGCAAATGGTCTATTCTGGTTCACAGTACTTACATAATATCCCCGTTTAGTTCTATCCAGATCTAGCTTAGACCCCACATAATCCCCAACACGTACATACCCTCTTGATTCCATCCGCTTACCTTCAGCATCAGAGAATATTTTAATGGAACCACTTAGAGGTTTAGGGATATATCCTTTCCATCCTTGTGTAGCTGCATTAACTCCTTTACGTTGTTCTTCTTTAGCAATACCTACCTGAATAGACATCATGAAGTCTAGGGCATCTGGTTCAGATT